AACTATTTATATCTCTCCACCTTTCGGCATTTCAATTTCTGCTGCTTTTCCTTGTTTTTCTAAATCTGGTTCCATTATTGGTTGCCCCAAATTCATTCCTCCCTGCATTGGTTGTCCTCCTACTATGGGCATTCCAGTATTTGGATCAATCATCTGAGATGGATCTGGCAATATTCCACTTTCAATTTCTTTTTTGATTTGTTCGTCGATTTCTTTCATCTCTGTATCAGATTGTTTTAATATTTTATTTCTAATATATTGCGCTGAAAAATATTTACCAAGATATGGTTCCATTGCAGCAACAACACCAAGTTGATCATTGCGAAGTTCATTTTCTTTTAGGTCCGAAAAATGATTATCATAGACAAAATCATATTGAATATGTTCTCTTAATACTTCCCAATCTTGTGGAGTTACAATGTTTTTAAGAATTAATTGAGTTTTTAACATATCATTAAAAACTTCAGAAAATCTTTTTCGGAGTCTTCCTACAAATTTAGTAAATTTGAGTTCATCTCTTAAAATTTCAGAAGAACGTCCAAGATTGAATCCACCACCACCAACATCAATTCGGCTTGAAGGTACATTTAGTGATTTATAAAGTTTCTTTTGAAAATATTCAATATCAGCAAGTTCCCCTAAATTTTGTCCACCTGGAAGTGTAGTAATTTCAGTTCCTCGTCCTCCCTCACGGCGAGGTAACCAAAAGTCCTCAAGCATAGCCATATATTTACGATCATCTTTAATTTCTCCAGTATCCGCATTATAAACCAATTTGTTACGATAACGATTCATTACATCACGAAGATATTGCTCTGCTTTAATTTTAGGAAGGTTTCCTACATCAATATAGAATATTCTTCTTTCTGGTGCTCTCGAAAGACGATATATTACAAGAGAATCCTCAATCATTCTTAATTGATTGAGTGCTTTGATTGCTTTATGAAGGTATGATAAGATGGACTGCTTGTTGCGATCTACAAGACCAGATGTTACAAAAGTAATTGCATCTTTTGATATTTTTACACTTTTAGAATCATTACGAAAAGAAATAGAACCATCAGTTCCAATTGAAGCATTTGGGTCATATTGATAATATTCTTCTATTTTTGGGGCTTGAACTAATTCGAGTGAATCTTTTCCTCTATTCAATACAGTTGGAAAATTTGCATTCGGTCTAGATTGTTCTGCTTTACGAATAAATCTAATTTTGAGTGGATCAATGTATCTTATTTCCTGAATACCAGCAGAAGGATTATTGAAATCAATTACTTTATGGTAAAATATTCTTCCGTCTATATACCAATTTCTAAAAATTTCGTGAGCTTTTCTATCAAAATCCATAATTTCTTTGATGGATTTAAATTCATCACGAATAATTTGTTTTAATTTATCCGATGCAGGCAAATTCGTAAGTTCAATTTCTACAGGAGAATCGTTCAAATCTGATACTACTGCTTCATTTACTACATCCTCAATTGCACTATCACATTCCGGATGGAGGGACATTTCTCGATATCGTCTTATAAGATCTTGTTCGGTTTTATAAACACCTTCTATATCTACATATTGCCCATAAAAACCACTTTGTACATAATAATCAGATTTATCTTCTTCATTAGAAGGAACTGGAGAAATAAGTTTTTTTGACTTATCTGCTCCAGTGTCTTGTATTTTGAATCCAAATAATTTAGCCATCAATTAATTAATTACTTTTTATTATTTAGACTCCTGTTCCAAGTTGAGAATTGCCCGTAGGATCAAGAGCATCCCACCACTGAACTTGAAGATCTACAGTAAATTCTTCGATTGTGTCCGAACTATCATAAGACAAATCAATTGCACTTATTGCGGTCGGGAATGTACCATAGAATTGATACGCCTTAAGCACTGGAATTGCTGCTTGAGTCGTTGGAACAGATCCGCCCGCTCTTCCTCTGCCAAATTGTTTTACAAACATATCTTTCTGATAAAATGCCGGATCTATTATTCCCGCAGCATCTTCGTGTTTATTCATAAGATTCATCCATCTTTCAAATGCAGTGCGAATTGAAAAATCAGTATCATTAATTACAGTAATGATCCAAGGATCAAATGTGCGATCTCCAGCCATTTTCAGATTTCTTCCTCTAAATGGAACATCAATAACACCTAAAGTAGATGCTGGGAGATTTGCTGCTTTTACTAAAAATCTTGTTTTATTACTAAGATCATTTTCATTAATTCCTGTAGGTAAAGAATCTGTAGGAAAATTAAGTTCACATTCGAATAAATTAGGTCTTACTCCACCACCAGACATTCTACCCTTGAACTGTTCAAGAGTTCTGTCCTTTACATTTGGTATATTTAAATTAGCCATTTTGGAATTCCTCTATTGAATTAAACGTTTCCTACAACTTCTTCAAAACTTACACCCGTGCGTGTAGCAACGAAAGTAAGTCCAATGAAGTTAATAGATCTTGCTGGTTTGATGAAAATATCAGCTTTAAATTGATTAGAATCAATAATATCTGGGGTATTATTGGTTTCATCACAAATAACTACAAAGTCAGTAATACCTCTTTTTGATTTTACGTCACGAAGATATGGTTCAACGATATTTAGGAAATTAGATCTTGTAATTACATCATTGAATTCAAAGAGTTGTGCTCTTGCTGCACTTTCAATTGCATCTTCAATAGTAAGAAATAAACGACGAACATTAATTCTATCAAAAGCTGAAGCATAAGATAATGCAGTTTTATCACCAAAAAGAATAATTCCAGATCCAGGAGAAGATATGATTGGATTGATTCTTCTTGGATATAAAAGATCTCTTTGTGATTGAGAAGGGTTATATGCAAGTTTGATTGCATTATTGATTGTCCCTCTCGATGAACCGGCAGGAGAGAACCAAGCATATTGATTAATTGCAGTTCTAGCCATTAGTCCAGCGACATCTGCATTACACGGAATGTACCTATATGAATTATTGAATCTATCGTACATATACTTATATCCACTATCAAACACTGCATAAGAAGAAGAAGCAATAGAATCAAAAAAGGCAATGATATTTGTTGTTTGAGTATTAGTATCGGTAATGTTTATAATAGTAGATCTATTGGGAGAAATTACAGCAATACAATCTTTTCTTTCTTCAGCGATTGAAATTAAGAAATTTGCCTTTGCTTGTGATTCTTGTACTGATGATCCTCCAGATGGACCATTAATTAAGAAATTGATACCGTATTCTGCAGGATTTTTTAAAATTTCATAAGATGAAATTATAGCTGAAAGTGAACATGCCATTCCAACATTTGCAGAATAATCAGCACCACCTGATAGATTATAAGTAGTATTTCCTATACTTGCAAATATTGTTCCTTGAGCAGGTAATCCCCAATTTGCAATTGCAGTTTTGTTGAATGAAGTAGTAAATCCAGTTGAAGATCCAGTAGTAGTAGCAGCTCCAGCAAATATATAAGAAGAATTGTCGGCAATATATTCTTTATAGTATACGGATTGAGATGGAGAAATTTTACCATCATTAGCTTTTGAAAGATTTGTAAATTTTTCTAAAATATTTCCTGGGACTCCGGTTACTTTGCCTGTATCATCAACAACAACTACGTGAATTTCGTCGTTTTTCGAACTTCTTTCTGATGCATATTGTGACGTAGATGGTTTTTCAGCAATTGATTTCCAATATAATGTCGAATTAGTTAATCCTAAAGTTTGTTGATTGTACCAATCACTAATAGTAATAGATGAAGAATTAATTGTAACAGTAGATACTCCCGAATTATCTATAATTTGAATTGGATTAGAAATGCTTGTAGTGGACGAAGTTCTCGTAAACGTAAAAGTAGTTGTTCCTATACCAGCAGTGATTGTTCTATCTACAAAAATTGAACTTGCTCCAATAGAAACTACTGTTGTTCCAGCAGATACATTATTTCCAGAAATGATATCTCCAAGTAAAATACCAGTAGTAACAATACCAGTAATTGAAACATCGAAGCTTTCACTTAAGAAGCCAGAAGTTGTAGCAACACCCACAGTTGTAGAAACTGTAGAAACGGATGGTACTTTAAATTCGTATACATTACCTTGTTTGTATTCAACATCATAAGAAGTTCCAGCAGAAGAAACTCTATTTGTTACTTTTACATATACTTCACTAACACCTACTCCAGTGATAATACCTTTCAAATATCCATCAATAGTAATAGTTGTTCCAGTTCCGGCAATGACTCCATTTATAATTGGTTGAGTAACTCCATATCCAACATATGAAGATGGTGTTGTACTAGCAATCCCTGCAATAATTTGATCTGCTGCAGAATCGATTACACATACTTTTAAGTCATTTGCCCATGATCCTGGATTCTTTGAAGCATAATACCAATCACTTGCACTAGTGTAATCATTTATATAATCTTCATAAGATTCGATTTTTACAGTCGTAGAAGTCGTACCAACTCCAGCATTTGAATTATTTAAGTTATTTCCGTCAGTTCTAATTACTCTCAATACTCCACCATAAGAAAGATAGGATGATGCACTCATCCAATATTCGTACTGATCATTATTAGATAATGGCTTTCCAAATGTTTGTAAAAGTTCTTGTTCGTTTGAAACTAATACTGGAATATTTACTGGACCTTTTTGGAATGGTCCTACTATTGCTCCAACTTGTTGGGTAGATGCAGTAATTCCCCCAATAGTTAAATCGACTTCTCTTACTTTAACGCCAGGAGATACTAAATTTAACGACATGCCTTTCCCTCTGAAGAATCTTCATTTGTCTAAAAGTATTTATAATTTGCTATTTTTACCTGTAGTCCCACATGTAAGAAACGTCGCCGTATTCATCAGTGTGCCATCT